GCGCGAGAGTGACGGTCGGCTGTTCCGTTACGACTACACAGTAACGGGAACAACCGTAACGTTCGGATCGCCTATCGAAGTGCTTGTTGAGTACAAGCCAATGGCGACGAACAAGAAAGACAATGGAGGCGACATAGTGAGCGATAGCACAAGCCCCGTCGCGGGGAACGCTGCGTGTGAAGATGACGCTTCGCCGACAGCGAACAGTGAGGCAACGAGCGCGCTGGCGGCCAATGCGGACGTGCAGATGGAGACAGAAGCGGTGCCGGTCGATGGGATACGCGAGATTCGTCTGTTGCTGGACGTTCTCGCTGAGTTCGGCGGCGTTGACGGGTTCCGGGAGGCAATCGCCGAACTGAAGACCAACGCGGATCAGGAACGAGCGGCGTTGCTGGCTTCGCTGAATGCCAGCGGAACCGCCTTCAGTCCGGCTGATCTGAATGCCTTTTCCACCGCCGCGCTGCGCAAGTTGAGCAAGACGCTCGCCCTGCCTGCGCCCGACTTTTCCGGCGCGAGCTTCCCGGTGAGCAATCAGCGCAACGGAGAGTGGGAAAGGTACGTAACGCCTACTCTGGAAGAGGTGAAGTAACAATGGCCAAGTCCACCTATGACACGATTCTAATCGTGACGAACGAACGTGGCAGCAACCGCCCGATTTTCGAGGCGACATCGGATGCTGCCCTTACCCCCGGCGAACTGTTGGAGTGGTCGAACGATGCGCAGTTGAAGGCCCACGCCACAGCAGGCGGCAACGCCCTGCCGATGTTCTGCGTTGAAGACCCCTACAACGGCGACACCAGCAATCCGGCAATCGACGTTGACTACGCCAGCGGTGAACTGTCCCGCTACATCTACGCGCAGTCCGGCGATGTGGTCTACGCGTTCCTGGCCGATGGTCAGAACGTCGCCAAGGGAGCGATGCTGGAAAGCGATGGCGCAGGCGCGCTGAAGGCGCACACGGCCCGTGCCGTTGCCGAGAGCGGATCAAGCACCTACACCGTCTACCTGCTGGGAATCGTTGCTACCGCTGAAGAGGCGCTGAACAACTCTTCGGGCGGGCAGCGTAACCGGATCAGGGTTCGCGTCGTGTAGACAGGAGAGGAACGTACAATGGATCAGGTACGGATTACAACCAATGCAGCGGAAACGCTGGAAGCAGTGATGGCCGGTTCCCGCCCGCTCTTCTTCAACAAGAAAACGGGGGAAGCTCAAATCCGCCGCGGCGATGGCGTCGTTGTGAACAGCGCCCTGCGCAAGGACGAGTGGGAAGAGTTGGATCGCGCTGTTATCCGCGCGGCTAGCTACCCGCTGCGCGCCGTGCAAGACCTGTTTGCCCGTGGTCTCACGAAGCGGCTGGGTGGCCTTGGTTCGCTGGTGTCCGAGTGGAACACGGCTTCCGCCATGACGCCCGCCAATGTCAGCATGACCGGCCAAAGCGTCGGCAACAACGACCGGGTAGACTACAACCTGGCCGGCGTGCCAATCCCCGTGATCTTCAAGGAGTTCACCATTGGCCGGCGTCAGTTGGAGGCGGCCCGCAAGCTGGGCAACGCGCTGGACACCGTTCATGCGGAAGAGGCGGCCCGTGTGGTGGCGGAGATGATGGAGTCGTTGCTGATCGATGGCGGCGGTTTCACCTTCAACGGCAACACGCTCTACGGCTACACCAACGAGACG